GTTTCCGAAAGGATGCCAATAGGGCTGGGATGTTTATGACTGGATTGTTATCACTCTGTATGTTATTATTAGCACCAATGATGGGAGCTAAGAAAATTTTAAAATATATACAACCGTTGTTAGAATTACTGCGACAAGTACCTTATGCAACTTGGATAATTTCTGTGTTAAAGAAATGGTGGAACGGAACTTATGATTTCGATAGTTTACCCCAAGATATGCAAGAATACGCAGAACAACGCCGACAAATGGATGATGATGATGTAATGGATGATGCTATGGAAGATATGAATGATGTTCATGCCCGTATGCAGAAAGCAGTCAACCGTGCTAATAACAAAGGAAAAGATCCCGTTCAAGAAGAAAAACCTGTGAAGAAGGAAAACTTGGACGAAGATGATCATGTTAGAAAAGCACAGCGTACAGTGAAACGCACTCAAGAAGATTTAAGAGAAATGTATGAAAGACAAAGAATTACATATTTTATTGAGTTTAATCACAATATTGACAACCCCATGTATCTTGTTAAATATGGAAAACTATTAGAAAAAATAATAGCTTTACCACAAGATGCTCTAGAAGATTGGTTTTGTGCCATGTGGATAGAAAAATCCGGAAGAATCTATTTTAAAGGAAAAATTTATTCCTCCCTTACTGAAGCTTTTAAAGCATTAGGTATTGAGACTGAAGGAATGAATGTCGCTGATGATGTTATTGTCACAGAAGATGTAGATTTTTCAGATGAAGAAAAAGATGAAATTGATTCCGATGAATTCCCACTTATCTCTCCGAAAATTGGAGATGGAGGACTTCTAGATCGAACTGTAAAAGAACGAATGTCTGATGATATATATGCAGAAGTGATAAAAGCCACTGAACCTGCACAAATTGATCCTCAAGGATTAATAGATGACATTAGAGAATGGATTAAAGAATCGCCAAATGATTTCCCCGAAGAAGGAAGACGCCCATTTAGTAAGAAAATAGATGGCCAAGAAACACCAGTACAAGACTGGATTTCCTGGATTTGGAAAGAGATTGTCAATACCCCTAGTGAAATAAGAAGATGTTTTCAACCTACTTATGTAGAGAATTATCAAACTGAAAAGCTAATGAGAACCTCACTATGGATCCCCACTAATAATGGGAAGCCTTGGGAACCCCGCAAACATGTTACGTCATCAGTAGATCCATCAGGATTATGGACGGTGTTTGTTGCTTATATGAAAGTTCATGGAAAAGGCCTGTTAAAAGGAGCCGCTCTTATTGTAGTGTTTTGGACACTTATGAGTAGTATGAACGCTAACTTAGTCGTTAAGAAAGACGAGGAAGATATAACCCTTTCTGCTGAACCACAAGGATCAAATCGTGGAAATAAGAGAGGAGGAGCCCCAAAGAGAAAAGGAAAACGAAAGTTTATTATAAACTCTGGTGGTGATCAACAACAAGAAGATCATGACCATATGGAAGAATATAATGATGAAGACGCTGATAGATTGGATGCAAATGATGAAGAACGAATGTATGTTCCATCAGCACCATCTCGCGGTCAAAATAAGAAAACCCTTGAACAATATGTTAAAGTTCAAAAAGGTGTTTATCCAGGTCATTCAAGTAAATCCAGAGGAAAGAAGGATATTCCAACCCAAGCAGTTGAGAAGCCTATCGTTTTACCTAATATTGTTGGAGAGAGTATAGTCAGAAATAAGATTAGAAAATCCAAACAACCAATTCAATTAAAGGCAGCAACCCTGTTGAAATTTAGAGACACAGCTCAGAAAGCTCAGTTGTCCACACTTAAACCGCAGTCATTTAATACAAATAATTTGTCTGCAGGTGTATTTAAGTTTTATCGTTTCAATGAAGGAAGCTATAAATATTGTTGCACTGGAACACATGTTGGAAATAAAATGTGGGTAGTGTTGCATTGTATGAGTGAAGAACTCACTGCAAACTACCGCGCCGTTAATCATACTGCCACCTTTGATTTTAAAGGAAGTGAAATGATGGTTTACGGAGACCAATTAGCATGTTTCCCTGTCAGTGGGTATGCGTCTCCCTTTAAAGGTTCAAGCCTTAAAGTTCTTGAAGACGCTGCCATTGTTACTATTTTTGGATACGGAAACGGCCAATTAAACTCCCCTGACTCTGTTACTGGATTTGCCAGTCCTGAAGGTTGGTGTAATGCCAAAACAAGAGATGGAGATTGTACATCCCCTGTTCTTAATGAATTTGGACAGATTGTAGGGTTTTGGACCCACGGAGATGGAAAATTGTTTGGACGTTTTGAAAAAGTAACACCTGAATTAATTGAATTTGCAAAGAACGGAAGTTCAACTATACACGTAGGTATGGATTTTCAGTTCCGCCCCCCCTCCCTTTAGAATTGGTAGAGAGAAGCTCTCCATTCTGGTTGAGATACCCAGCACAGTATGTGCTGCCAGAGGAGAGACAAATAATATGGGGTACATTTAATGTTTCAGACATGCATGAGGCGGTAATTGATGAACAATTTTTCAATTACGTCGGTTTCACGTCGAGACAAATGAGATATAAAAATCGTAGAGGATTAGACCCACAAGTCAAAATTTTCATGGACCAAGAGAAAGTTAAAATTTCACCTGCTTGGAACTTACCCATACCAAATGAAGCGGCTGCTTATAAGTCGCTGGCAAAATATGGGAAATCAGAAGTTCGCATGAGTGAAACCATGATTAAGAATATGAATAAAGCGTGGAATTGGACAGAAAAACAATTCTACCCTTATATGGGAAATTCTCGAATATTGTCATTAAAAGAAGCGGTTGATAGATTAGATATGTCATCGTCCAGTGGTTTTCCTTTTAATAAATCCTATACAACTAAAAGAGAGTTGTTTGAAAACGATCCAGATATTATGGATTGGTTGGAAGAGGATTGGGAAAGACTAAGTGAAGATCCATTGTGGACCACTATAGCATCCTCATCATTAAAAGAAGAATTAAGACCAAAAGAAAAGATTGAAGAAAATTCACAACGAACCTTTACAGCTTTAGCAGCAGATGCTACTGTACAAGGAAATAGATTATTCGTTGATCAAAATGAAAAGATGTATGAAGCGCACACAGTTTCAGCCTCTTCAATTGGAATGTCACCACTAAAAGGTAATTGGGATAAGTTGTTCCGAAAACTAAATGTTTTTAAAAATGGATATGCCTTGGATGAATCACAGTATGATTCTTCCTTGAGACAATTTCTTGTTTGGGGATGTGCACAATTTCGTTGGAAATGTTTTGCACCCGAATTTAAAACTGAAGAAAACTTTAGAAGAGTAAGAACTTATTATAGGAATTTAGTACACACACTAATATTAACCCCAGAGGGAATATTGGTTATGAAAAAGTTGGGAATGCCATCAGGTTGTGTTAACACAGTTACTGATAATACATTGATATTGTATACATTATTGGCATTTGCCTGGATTTGTAATAGTCCAGAAGAAATGAATAGTTACTCAGCATTTGAAGACAATACTGCAAAAGCATTGTTAGGAGATGATAATACGTGGACTGTATCAGATTATGCCCATGGTTTCTTTAACGCGGTTAGTGTTATTGAAACTTGGAAATTAGTTGGTATTATAACAACTACTGATTCCATGTCACCTCGTTTAGCTGAAGATTTAGACTTTTTGTCAGCCCATACTGTTTTCATTAAAGAAAAAGCAGTTCCCTTATACTCAAGAGACAAATTAATGACATCGTTGTTATTCTCACCACAAGCACATATTACACCTGCAGTAACTTTGCAGAGATGTACAAATTTGTTGCAAATCGGATGGACAGATTTAGTTTTTAGAAAATTCTGTCGAGCTCTCATAGCTTGGTTAATACAAGAATATGATGAAGTGTTAAAGGACACACCAAATTGGATTGTTGCTAAATCTGGTATTTTTACAGATGAAGCATATTTTGCATTGTTTACAAATTGCAAAACATATTTTGTGCCCACACAAGGTTATCAGGAAACGCAAGAAAGATCATTAACGCCTGATAACGAGCCCAGTAAACCCGTTATGAGCACCAAAGCTCCAACAAAAACGATTAAATCCAGAAGAGCACGAAGACCACGTGCCCGAGGCCCTAGAAAAGGGACTGTTATGGTTATAAGAACAATTGTCGCAGAGCGCCGTCGGAGGCCTCGCAGAAGACGAATTGGAATGGGAGGAAAAAATACTGCTGTGCGAAACATGCAAGTTGATACCTCTTCCAAAATTATGGGTGGACCGGTTATTAGAAATTTAAAACGTATTTCCAAACCGGAACCTTTTGAAGGTGATGAGTTAGTAGCATCCCTAAATGGAAGTGTTGCTTTTGCAACCACCAGGTTTACTCTAAATCCTGGAAATCCAACTACTTTTCCGTGGTTTAATAAAATTGCATCCTTGTATGAACGTTACAAGTTTACTAGTCTTGAATTTTATTTTCAGCATGATGTATCACAATTTGCAGCTCAAGGAGCCCAAGGACTTGTTTTATTGTCCGCCCTTTATGATGCTGCCTCTGCTGATCCAACTACAAAACAACAAATTGAAGCAACAGATCCTCGTGTTATATGTATGCCAAATGAGAATTCCATTCTCAGTTTAGCTCCACAAGGAATGCACCCTGTTGGTGAACCTAAATTTGTGAGAGGAGTATCGTTGCCGGGAGCAACTGATATTAAAACCTATGATGCTGGAGCACTTTATGCAACCACTCAAGGTATGGCCGGAGCAACTGAAGTAGGAGAATTACACGTTAGATATCGTGGTTTTCTTTATGATAGAATATTGGATTCATCTGCAGCTGCTGCCCCTCAGAATTTTACAGTGTCATCATTTATTAACAATAGTGCTGCTTGGCCTGCGGCCACAACTGTTGCCGGAACACCTCTGTTTGCACAAGTTGGTGTGAATGGACTCGGAATTGTAAATAATGCTGGAGTTTTTACGCCTCCTGCTGGAAATTATTTAGTCGATTGTACAATTGCCATTAATGCAGCTACTGTTGTAACGGACCTTTCAATTCGTATGCAGAAAAATGGACTTAACATTGTCGGTGGTGCTGCTCAGACAAATATGGCAGCTGGAGCGGCGTTTGATGATTACATCTTAGCCATTCCCCCACAATTTATTTCAGCAAATGGAACAGATACATTTACTACTGTAGCAACAGCGACATTTACAGCTGGTGGCCCTTTGATTAATGGAGCCATCCGATTTGTTGCGATTTAAATTCCACAGCATAGGGTTCTCATAAAATGCGTTTTGTAACACTACCTATTGAGATGAAAGACAGTTTCCTGGTTTATAATAAAATCTTAACAGTTTTCTGGCTTTACTGTATAAAATAAAGCGCTCCTTTATGTGATTTGGGCGAAATTAAATCACTGCCTTGCGAGGTAAAGAATACGCCGGTGTTTATCACACCTGATAAGAAATAGATATGACTTGTACTTTCAAAGAAAAGTAAGCAAAATAATTACAATTTTAGCATCTGGCGTCCCCTTGTAAAAGGTTGATTGTCAGAACCAGAACAAACTGGTGAAAGAAATAACTGAAAACACAGAATAAATGCGAAGGAAAACGTATACCAGTGAAGGAAAACACTTAATAACCGGTTATCAGGAATGAGATTTTTCTTGATCCTACCTGACATGTTCCAAATGAGCGACCCTTAGAAAAAC